TCGATGGACAGTGCTGGGAGCTGCCGACGTTGGAGCGCCGCACCAGCGCGACAGGTTCTGGCTTGTGGCCCACGCCAACAGTCTGCGGGAACTACAACCGCAAGGGAGCATCAGCGACCAGCGGGGACGGGTTAGCGACGGCAGTCAACCGCTGGCCGACGCCGAACGCTGGGGACTCCAAGCAAACGGGCAACGTGGCGAACTGGGAGCGGCGTCAGGTCGACAAGGCGGCGCAGGGCATCAATCTGCAGCAATCGCTGACCGTAGCAGTCAATCGCTGGCCGACGCCGACGGCGCGGATTCACAAGGGGGGGGGGAATTCCATGACACGCAAGGATGGGAAGAGTCGTTCAGACATGCTCGACTGGGTAGTGGAGTACCAGACTGGTATGCGTCTGAACCCGATGTGGGTCGAGTGGCTGATGGGGTGGCCGCTCGGGTGGACAGACTTAAAGCCCTTGGAAATGGACAAGTGCCAGCCTGCGCAGCAGCAGCATGGAGACTGCTTACAGAATGAAATTTAAGCGAATCAATGCGTCTTCCAACGCGCGGCTAATGAAGGCGCTGATCGACAACGATTTGACGTACCAGGAGCTGGCCGACCACGTTGGGTTGCACTACCTGACGGTTGCACGGTTCATGCGCGAGCTGCATAAGCACAAGGTGATCCATGTGTGCGAGTGGCGCAAAGACGCACGCGGGTGCGCCAGTGCGAAGGTGTGGGCGTTTGGCGAGGCAAAAGATGCAAAGAAACCGGCGCCGCTGGGACGGACAAGGATGCGCATAGCTCGGGCGCGCAAGGCCCAGGCAGCGGTGCTGCACATGATGGCGGGGAGGCTAGCAGCGTGATTCACTATCACGGCACCCCGGTCGGTGGGCGCAGGCAGGACGCAGCGCAGTTCTTGCTAGGGCGGCACGCACTTGTCCCGTTTTCCTACCCAGAAGATATTGCGGTTGTCGCAGAGGCGTGCCAATCGTTTATTTTGGACAACGGCGCATTTACTGCATGGACACAGGGACGCAGCGTCGACTTTGATGCATACCTTAACTGGGTGCGGGAATGGCGCCGGCATCCTGGGTTTGATTTCGCGCTGATGCCGGACGTAATTGACGGTGACGAATCGCAAAACGACGCCCTGCTGGAAGAATGGCCAGTAGATTGGGCAGGCGTGCCTGTTTGGCACTTACACGAATCGCTTGACCGGCTTGCGCGACTTTCCGTTGAGTACAAAACCGTGGCCATCGGCTCGTCGGGGCAATGGCGCACGCCTGGAACTGCAGCATGGTGGGTCAGGATGAATGCCGCTATGTCTGCGGTATGTGACGACGGCAGGCCGCGCTGCAAGCTGCACGGCTTGCGCATGCTTGACCCAGACATCTTTTCGCGTTTGCCGCTAGCGTCTGCTGACTCAACAAATGCATCGGTTAACTCAGGATCGCTAGGGCGTTTCGGCACTTACTTGCCGCCCACCGCTGCTCATCGTGCAGCGGTCATTGCTGCGCGAATTGAGTCAGTCAATTCGGCCCCTTTCTTTACCCCAGTCATTCAGGGCGAACTATGCTTGCTTTAGCCATTGTTATTTACGCAGCCGCAATGACGGCAGCAAACCTAGTGATCGTTGCTTTCGGCCCCGCAATTTCGCCGCTCAACTCGTTCCTGTTTATCGGCCTAGACTTGGCACTGCGCGACTGGCTCCATGTCAGGCTGCGAGCTTGGCAGATGTTGTCGCTGATCGCAGCAAGCGGCGTGCTGACGTACCTGCTAAACCCTGCTGCCAGCACGATTGCCGTTGCATCGGCAGCAGCATTTACGCTGGCGGCGGCGGTTGACTGGTCGGTGTTCTCTTGGGTGCGCGGGTCTTGGATAAAGCGCTCAAACCTCTCAAACATCGCTGGCGCCGCCGTCGATTCTGTGACATTCCCAACTTTGGCATTCGGCGTTTTTATGCCGCACATCGTTGTTATGCAGTTTGTAGCAAAAGTATGCGGTGGCGCGGCTTGGTCTTGGTTTTTGGCTAAGGCAAGCGATACGAATTACTCGGATTTATCAGCAGAAGATAATCCGTCAAAGGTGCCTACAAACCCGCAGATAACCCACGCAGACGGCTGTTGGTCGTGGGGGCCAGCGCACTACGCATGTGCTTGCAATGAGATAGCCAAGCTGCGCGGTTGGCATGCCCAAGCTGGGCAGGATCGTGCCAAATGACTTTGGTTGTCACGCCACAGGAAACGTTCCTCGGCATCGAGGAGGCTGCGCAAGCGTTGCAGTGCAGCGCCGACCATCTGGGCGAGCTGGCCGCTGCAGGCAAGGTGACGGGCGTCAAGGTTGGCCGTGCTTGGGTATTTCTTGCGTCGGATTTGGTGGCATTCTTGCGAGCCAAACATAAGGAGGGCGAACGATGCGTGTCTACGCCCGTGGTGCGCACTGGTATGCGGACATCCGTGGGGTCGCGGGCGTCGAGCGAACTCGCCGAGCTGTTGGGGCCGTCTCGGAGTTCACGCAAGAGCAGGCAACAGTCGAGGCATACAAACTCGCCGCAGCACTCCAGCCCGTCGCTGACGCTGTTGCAGCCGGATCGGTAACCTTCCACACCGCGCTACTGGTTTGGCTCAGGCTCAAGACACGGGGCCGAACAGACAAGTCCGTGGTGCGCGTTATCTGCGAAGAATGGCCCGACTGCCCGCTTGAGAAGGTCACCAACGCGCAGATGGCGGTACGGCTGGGCGATCTAGAAGACGGCACCTATGACCGCTACTTGTCCGTCATCAACGCCGCACTGAATGCCGTCGATTGGCCAAAACGGCTAACAAAACGGAACACGCCGCGCGGTAGCGCCCCCAGGTACTTGTCGGCAGAAGAGTGGGCGCGACTAAAGCCAGCCCTGCCCGCTCACCTACTACCTGCGGTCGAGTTTGCCCTCGCTACCGGCCTGCGCCGTGCCAACGTTTTCGGGCTGGAGTGGCCCAACGTCAACATCGACAACCGTACCGTGACCGTTTGGGCGCAGCGGGCCAAGGGCAAGCGCACGCTGCACCTGCCGCTGTCGGACTGGGCGATTGCCGTGCTGCAAGGGCAGGTAGGCAAGCACGAGCTGGTGGTGTTCCCGTATAGCCGAACCACGTCGCGCGGAACAACTCACAAGGCGATGATTGATCCCAAAACAGCTTGGGGCGCTGCACTGGCCACGGCTGGGATCAACGACTTCCGGTGGCACGATTTGCGCCACACCTGGGCCACATGGTCAGTGCAGGCGGGGATGCCGCTGAAGGTTCTGCAGGAGCTGGGCGGTTGGGCCACGCTCGACATGGTTTTGGTCTACGCCCACGCCGCGCCGAGTGTCTTGCAGGGCTGGGCGAATGCCGTTTCCGACCCGTCAAAAGGGCACAAATTAGGGGACGAAGGGCACAAGGGGGCACACGACCCCTTGAAAGCCGCATGAATGCTAGTAGTCCGTGCCTCTCCTAAGGGGAGGGTCGCACGTTCGATTCGTGCCGGAGGCGCCAAAATACAAGGGTTTCAGAGGTAGTGTCTACTAACCTAAAGTAGCAAATATCAGGCACAAACGGGCACAATCGGTATCAAAAGGGCACAGTGGGGGCACAAGCTACCGCGCTTCTAGGTACAGGCCGACATTGCTCACCGCGTACCCGGCAAACGCCAGTGCTAGACCGGGCTGGCCAGAGCGGTACAGGTCGGCAGCGATGACGGCGTAGACAACGCCGACAGCGGCGATCAGGGCGGCGCTCATTTCGTGCAAATATTGACAACACTCATTACTAATCAGCCTCTGCTTAAATAGGATTGATCATGGACAAAGTTGCTAGATACCATTCAATCGTTGATGCAATTCATCTAGCGGTAGACGCCGAGCAGCCGGAAGGCGGGCCGCACCCTTACACAGAGCGGACGGAACGATGTCTGTACGTCGTCTACAAGCTGCTCCAAGAAGCCCTTGAAATTAAGGTCGACCCGAACGCCTAGCCGCTTCGACGTATGGCATGACTTGGTCTAGAAGCCCTTGATTTACTAATTGCAGTGGCTTGGATCTTTCAAACGCCATGCGGTCGCCCTCCACGGGCATTCCTCTGGCTCGCCGTTCGTTAAAAAAGTCTTGCCACAACATTGTGTGCGGTACCGGGATATCCATCCCGCCAATCACAGTGCCATGCAATTGCGCGGGATAAGTCTTGTGCGGCAACTTTGGCAACTTGTTAATTGGGAGAGATGTATCAATTTTGCCAACGGAGTAGCCACCGTGATAGAGCGGAACATTTTCAAGAGCAGGCTCCATAATTGACTTTCTGATTGCAGTGATATCAGGAAAGCCCGCATTTCTGAATTGATCAAGTTGCATGCGATCCAAAAACGCATGTCGAAGCTCTCCGTTAGCGCGTAATTGTTCAATTGCCTGCGGAGAGTCAATCCCAGCAAATTCAGGTCGAAACGCACGCACTGAGTTATCAAACTCTTTTTTGGCTTTTTTTGTAATCTTCCCGCTTTTAATCATTTCAAGCGCAGCGTCAGTAGGCATAGTGCTGAAATTGAGCGAGTTGTACCCCATTGGCACATACATCAAGTTTGCGTTGCCACCCATAGATTCCGCTTGAACTGCTCGGTTCCTAAGTGCGCTCACAATAGATTGCCCGCTGGCCCATATTGTTGAATCAGGCCCGCCCTTGGCCCCATGCGTCAGCATAAAATCCGGCCCGCCCTCCAGCTCGACTGGGTTGTTAAACTTGACGCCCTCAACCTCAGTCAGCAACTTCCCGGCTGCGGTTCTGTCACCAACTGCGGGCACAATGTATTGCCCCTGTAGGTCTTCAAGCGAAATGTTTTTTCTGGCCGGCAGGTTTTTAATTGTTTCGGTAGCAAACGATATATCTTGATATGGCTTCTCTAATTTCTTACCCAAGCCAATGGGATGCCAATATCCGGCTGCTCGCGCCTCTTGAGCGCTCATTTTTGGTACGGCAGCTTTGCCCAGCAGCCCGCCAATAGCCACTAAAGCATCCGGCGCATTAGCCGCAGCCTTGAAGATTCCAGCGGGTGCGCCGAAGCCGGGCATGTTGCCAATGGCCTGCGCCGTGCGATACGCCTCCTCGTTGGCATAGGTTGGCTTATCCAACCCAAGGTAGCCACGCGCAGCGCCACCGACCATTGATGCAAACGGATCGCCAACGTACTGCCTGTACGCATCCAACAGCCCAACGCCACGCCTCTCTGCCATATCAAACCTGCATCAATTCGCCACGGAACTCAACCACACCCTCGCCCACCACGTTGACCACCTCGGGCCACAGAAGTCGGCCACCGCGCCACGTCATCACCACAAACCCGCTGCGCCAGTCAGCTGGGCTGTCTTCCCGGTAGTTGAACGCTGACCATTCCGGCTCGGCCAGCATCCCCGTATCAACCCCGTATGCGATTGGCTTGTTCGCGTATGCCGATAAAGGCATAACTTTTAGGCTGTGCAAGTGGCCGGTAACGAACGACATGCCCAGCGCACCGCGCACGTTATTCGCAGGCGCATACATGCCACCCCGGTATCGGTGCTTGATTACCGTGTCGTCGTTCACCCTTAGCGACCAGCAAAACTTCCACTCTGGGAACAGGGCGCGCAGATCCAGCCCGGGCATGTCTGCAAGCGCTGGGGCTGATGTGGCCAGATAGGTGTGCAGCCGAATGTCGTGGTTGCCCAGCGTCCAGATGCGCAATGCGCCCCGCGACAACTCTGCAATCTCTGTCAGCCGCTCTTGGCATGCACGCAGTTCCGCTGCAGGCGTGTGTGGCCGGTCTCCGAACATCGGCGAGTGCCGGCTGACGGCAGAGCCATCAAACGCATCCCCGTTGCAAACTACGACCGACGGCCGCAGCTGGGGCAGCAACTTCAGCAGGGCACGGTTTGCAGTGGAGATGCAGTCGGGTTGGAAGTGCGCGTCGCTGAAGATCACCGCACGGCCATCGGTAATCGTGGTGCTGATGCGGCCAATACTGCGCTCTATCTCTGCTCGGGTGGGCAACCCCTGCGCTTCCTTTGCGTGCCTGGCAGGCGGCACATTCAGCTTGCGCAGGCGAGTCACCACAGCGCGGGCTGACACATCAAACTTCTTTGCCAGCGCAGAAGTGCTGCGTGTCTCTGACAGCGCGGCTAGTAGCTGCTCATCTGTAAACTTTCGGACAGCCATCAAGCACCCATCTCGCCCGTGGGCTCTAGCACTTCAATCGTTTTGATCATGCCGGCGGGAATCTCGGTCACATGCGCGTGGCCGCCATCGGTAAGCGTGGCCACCACCTGGCACCAGCGCTCATCGAGATGCACAAGCCAGCCCACAGTGAGGCAGACGTGCATGCTTTTGCCTTTTGGCGGCTTGGGTTGCGCACCTTCCTGCCAGTGCGGGGACGTAGACATTGCTGCGTCCGTCCATTTCACCCGCACCATAACGGCGGGCTTAGCTTCGCTTCTTTTCTTCTTGCTCGTACTCACGCGCACAAAACTCCAGAAGATCAGAAATCCGAACAAAGGCAGAGCCAGCTCGCAGCGCGTTGATGCGCATGCCTAGCGGCACCGGGCCATCACAGGCCACCTGAATGTCGAACGTCGGCCCCTGCGCCTGGGCCGGAACCATCGCGGCCACAAACGCTAGGGCAGTTTTCATGGCTGATCGGTGGTGGGCGTTGCGCCCAGCCCTCTGGAGCGGCTTGTAGTGAACGATGAGCCAAGCCAAAAGCCCGCCACAGCGCCCAGGACGCCTGTGACGACGCTCGATGCGATGGCTGCACGCAGCTCGTTGGTGAAGCCTTCTGCGCCCGTCAGTACCGCGTACACGGTGCCGTAGAGAAGCGGCAGCAGGGCAAGGCTGATCCAGAAGGCCGGCATGCGGATAAAGCTGGCCCCATCTGCCGCAGTCTTTGCGGAGAACTCCCGTGCAGCGCTGATGCCGCCGCCAATCTCTTGCAGCTCGTACCAGATGGCCTGCACCGCTTCTGTGGCTTGCTTGCGCATCTGCGGATCGGCTTGCACCGTCTCGACGGCAGCTTGCAGGTTGGGTGTGTTGGTGGCCGCAATCACTGTCTCGGCAACCTTTTGCGCAATGGCCGCTGTCTTGTCAGTCTTGGGGCCGCTTCCGAATAGCTTGGCAATTTCGGGGATGGCAGAGATGAGGCTCGGCATGAGCGCGGCGACGATTGGGGCCATAGTTTGTTCCACGTGGAGCGCAGCCACCGGCTGCATGGTTGGGAAGTCGCCAATATCTGGCGTAGCGCTAGGCACTACATCGGCCCGCAGGAACAGTGCGCGTTCAGCAGCACGTCTGCGCACTAAGCCCGGCAGTTGCTTGCCAGCGGCATACGTCCAGCGAGCGAATTGGTCTGCAGCGCCCGCGTAGTTGTGGGCGTTCAGCAGGCGCAGCAGCGTGGACTTGCGCAGGGCTTCCGCGCCAAGGTTGTAGGCGAAGCTGACAAGGGCGGCGAACTGGTTGGTGTTGAGCGGCACCAGCACCATGCGCTCAACATCGCGCTCGAAAGCCCGCAAGTCGCTGCGCAGATATTCCTCGGCCTGCTCTGCGGTGCACTGGTCGCCCATCTGCACCTTGTAGCCCGTGGGATACACGGTGGTGCCGTAGCCGATGGTTGGAACGCCTGCGGGGCACAGATACGCGCGCAGCCGCAGCCCTTCGAACTCCTTAATCAGTTCGACGCCGGCCTGGTTGGTGAACATCGGCTATTTGAGGAACTTGGCACCGAACTGAATAAGCGCAAACAACCCGGCAACAGCCAGCCACACGCCGACTCCACGGTTTATCCACTGATCGACCTTGCGATCCGTTTTGGCAATGGCCGCTTCGCTTACCGCGATCTTTGTCTCGCATGCCCCAATGCGTTCGCCTTGTGTGGTCTGGCGCTCCTCGATCAGCACTAGGCGCATCACCGCGTCGGTGAGCTTGTCTACCTTTGTTTCGAGCCGCTGGAAGTCGGAATCGGTTGTCATGCGGCCTCCAACGCGGCAACGCGGGCCTCAAGAGAAACGATTAGTGCTTGCTGCTCTTGCATCGCCTTTACGAGGACGGGAATCAGATCAGCGTTTACTGCTTTGTAAGGCTCTTCGCCTT